CGTCGTGATCCGCAGATTGTGGCAATTACGACTGCCGGGTATGACCTGACGAGTATTTGTGGGTTGTTGTATGGCTATGGCCAGAAGGTGTGTCGTGGTGAGATTGAGGATGAGACGTTTGGGTTTTGGTGGTGGGAGGCTGCTGAGGGTTGTGACTTGAATGATCGGCAGGCGTGGTTGGAGGCGAATCCGAATCTGGCTGAGGGTCTTCTTGACCCGGAGGATATGGAGATTGCGGTGCGTCAAACTTCTGAGGTTTCGGTGCGTAGGTACCGTCTGAATCAGTGGGTGAGGACGGCTGCTGATTCGTGGTTGCCGCAGGGTGCTTGGGAGTTGTGTCGTTCGACGTTGGAGCTTGTGCCTGGTGCTGCGACGTGGGTTGGGGTTGATATGGCGTTGAAGCGTGATACGACGGCGGTGGTGTTGGTTCAGCATGTTGAGGGGAAGTTGGTGGCTCGGGCGAAGATTTGGTTGCCGGAGGGTGGTGTGTTGGATGTGTCTGCGGTGGAGTCGTATTTGCGTGAGGTTGCGCAACAGTTTGATATTCAGGAGATTGCGTTTGACCCAGCGTTTTTTCAGAGGACTGCTGAGGCGTTGGCTGAGGATGGGTTTCCGATGGTGGAGTTTCCGCAGTCTCCGCAGCGTATGGTTCCTGCGTGTGGGAATTTGTATGAGTTGATTGTGAATCAGAAACTTGCGCATGATGGGAATCCGTTGTTTTCGGATCAGGTGTTGTCGGCTGCGCAACGGATGAAGGACAATGGTTGGACGTTGTCGAAGGGTAAGTCGAAGCGGAAGATTGACGCTGTGATTGCGTTGGCGATGGCGTCGGATCGTGCTACTACGACGCCTGAACCTGTGGCGGAGCCTGGGTTCTTCGTGGTGTGAGTAGGCTGGTTCAACTACGATAGGAGGCTGGGATGAAAGTTTTATGGCTGGAGCTGATTGGATTGGTATGTCTTGTGGTTGCAGGATGGTTGGTGGCGCCGGCGTTGGGGTTTGCTGTGATTGGTGTTGCTGCGTTTGTGTCTGCGTGGAGTTTGGCTCGAATCACTAAGGATGATAAGAAGTGATTGTTGACCGTCTAGTTGGCCGTGGTGGCAATGAGGAGGAACGTGCGATTTCGTTCCAGTCGTTGTTCGCACTCGGTGACGGGTACACGTTCACGACGAACTCTGGTGTCTATGTCACGCAGGACGATTCCATCAAAATTGGGACGGTCTATGCGTGCGTTCGTCTGATTGCCGACACGATTTCCACGCTGCCAGTTGATGCCTATATCCGTCAGGAGGGTGTGCGTCTTCAGTATCGTCCACGACCTGCGTGGCTTGACGCACCCGATATTGGGGTGACGAAAGAGGATCACTTTCAGCAGGTGATTGTTTCACTGTTGCTGAATGGCAACTCGTTCACTCGCATCATTCGTGATGAGGATGGTGAAGTGTTGGCGTTGTCGGTGTTGAATCCGCAGGTGGTGGAGATTCGTCGAGACAACAACGGACGTCTCTTCTACGTGTATGAGGCTCGTGACCGCATTGAGGATGTGGACATGATTCATATCCGTGACTTGACTTTGCCGGGTGAGTTGCGTGGCAAATCACGCATTGACCTGATGAAAGAGAACCTGGGTTTGGCACGAGCGTTGGAAGAGTTCGCCTCCCGTTTCTTTGGTCAGGGGTCGAACACTTCTGGCATCATTCAGTTCCCTGGGAACTTGTCTCGTGAGCAGGCCAAGAATCTTGTGGATGCGTTTGAGGATGGGCACAAGGGGTTGCGTCGTGCGCATCGTCCCGGCATCTTGTTTGGTGGTGCCACGTTTGAGAAGACTGGTGTGCCACCGAACGAGTCGCAGTTCATTGAGTCTCGACAGTTCGCTGTTGAGGAGATTGCCAGAATCTTCCGTGTCCCACCGTCGATGATTGGTGTCACGACACCAGGTGCGATGTCGTATGCGTCGGTTGAGGCGAACAACTTGTCGTTCTTGGTTCATTCGTTGACCCCAATTTTGGCGAAGGTTGAATCCGAATACAGCGTCCTTTTGGCTGGTCGTGCGTTTATCCGATTCTCCACCGCAGGTCTTCTGCGTGGCGACATCGCAGCACGCAACGCCTCCTACCAGTCGGGCTTGAATAACGGCTACATGTCGGTGAATGATGTGCGCCGATTTGAGGACATGACCCCGATTGAGGGTGGCGATGTGTATCGAGTCCCGTTGACGAACATTGACATCACGGCTGCGAACCTTGCCGACTTGGATCGCAAATCGGCTATCGCACAACGTCTCATCGCATCAGGTTTCCAACCTGCTGCCGTGTTGAAAGCTCTTGACATGCCAGACATTGAACACACGGGAGTTCCGACTGCTGCATTGCAGCCGGTGGCCGCTATCAACCCGATTGCCCCAGCAACGGTCTATGACACCGGGACACGAGAGTTGAACTTGAACATGCCAGAACAAATCATCCACGTCACACCACCATCGGTTCGAGTGGATGCACCAGTTGTGAACATTCCTGAAACTGTCGTCAATGTCAATGTGCCGGAGCAGCGCACCGTTGTTCGCACAGTTGAGCGTGATGCAGAAGGTCGAATCCTCCACATCACGGAAAGGCCTGAACAGTAATGGCAACAGGAATCAGCTCCTATCTGGCAGACCAGTGGCTTGATGCATTGGGCAACAATGACACTTTCGCTGTGGCCGCCGTGTATGTAAAACTTCATGTCGGTGACCCTGGCGCAAACGGCACAGCAAATGCGGCAACGGAAACGACCCGCAAAGAAGCGTCGTTCTCGGCAGCGTCATCGGGTGCGCTCGCATCTGACAGCGCACTCACCTGGACGAACATCGCCGGCTCGCAAGACGCCACCCACTTCACCGCATGGGACAACGTCTCAGCCGGAAACTTCCTGTTCTCAGGAACGATCACCGCAAACGCCTACACAGCAGGCGACACCTTCACCATCTCGTCAGGTTCACTGAACGTCTCGTTGACGCTCGCCTCCTAAGTAGGCACCCGTGGTCACACGGTTCTACCTTGACCAGTCGCAACTCAACGACGAGAACGTAGGTCTCGGCGGACCATCCCCAGCGTTCGTCCTCAACACTTCAACGCTTGACGGTAACGGCAAACTAGACGGCGCCAACTTCACTACCACCGCCACAGCATCAGCAACCATCGGTGCAATAGCAGCCACAGCCACCGGGACGGTGACACCAGTTGTCACCGGTGTGGCATCAGCCGAACTCGGTGAACTGTTCGCCGATGTGAGTGATGTGACGATTGAGGATTTTGGTGACGCTTCTTCTGATCTTGGTGGGTTGACGGCTTCGGCGTCGGGTGTGGCGACGGTTGTTGCGTCAGCGTCGAGCGGGTTGGGTGGTGTGTCGTCGAGTGCTTCTGGTGTGTTGACGGTGGTTGGTTCTGGTGAGGGTTTGTTGGGTGGTGTTGATGCGTCGGCGGTTGGTGTTGCGTCGGAGATTGGTTCTGCGTCTGCTGGTTTGGGTGGTTTGGTTGGTGTTGCTGTTGGGACGGTGATTCCACCTACTCCTCCGCCAACGCCGACTCCGTTGCCTGGTGGTGTTCCGTATCGTCAGCCGAGACAGATCAAGAAACGTGAACCTGAGACTGTTCTTGAGGTTATTGAGCCGGTTCGTGAACCTGTAGTTGTGGAGGCGTATGTGACACCTCTTGTGATTGGTTGTCAGGCGTCGGCTGTTGGTGTGATTGCGTTCTCTGCTGAAGAGGATGACTTGCAAGTAGTGTTGATGCTCTGAGGTAAATCATGGCTGTGTATCAAGGTCAAGTAGCTGTTGGAACTGTGGCGACTGTTCTCAATCCGTCACGGGCGCAGCCTGGTGTGATTCACATTGTGAATCAAGACAACACGGACACGGTGTATGTCGGCGGTTCTGCTGTCACTACGTCAACTGGTCACGGCATTCCTAAGAGTGGTGATGTGGAGTTGACGATTTATGCTGACACCGTCATCTACGCAATCTCAACAAAATCTGGTCATACTGTCACTTGGTTGCACATCACGCCGTAATGCCGTACTTCATTTCTGATTCCAATGCCAA